AAAAAGAAAAATACCGCCCACGCAGCGCAGCGATGATTTTGTCGGGTGAAACGGCGGCAAAATAGATCGGGTGTGTTGCGGGGCGGTAAAAATCTTCATAGGGAACAAATCCTCGCCACTCTGTACTTTTCGACGAGACCGCGTTTGCGTAGCAATGAAAGCCCCAGTGGGGCTTTTAAGCGGCAGAGCGGTCTTGCGCAGCAAGATGGAGGGGCATTGCCCCGACAAGCTCGGCGGGATTTGCGATAAAGGGTATCACGGTTTGCAAGGTGCGTCAAGATGGTTTTGTAAAATTTATTGTGATAAAGCGGTGATAGTAGGACTTATGAAAAGTGAAGTGTAAAGTACCGTAGCCGTCGATCAGCATCTTATGGGCATACGCACCGAAGTTGTGCGTTCCCAACTGCCGCATCTTGTGCTGGATGAGATTCAACCCCTGCTCGTTCAGGCAGATTTCCTTGCGGATGGGTCGCGTGCGGTCTGGCATATCAAAGAACTCCTTTCACTTTACAACGGACATTTTTAAGTCAAAACGCAGGGATCAAAATGAGAAATTTTCAAAAAATATGCGCCCCTGCTTTTGCGAAAGCGGGAGCGCGTTGTATCTGCGGATATGAGATTTGAGAGAATAGCAAGCACATCCGGTGTCCGTACACACCGGGAAAATGAGCGTTTCAGCCTTGCAGCCGATACGCCCATTTTGATTTTTGGGAAAGCCCCAAACCCTTGTTTTTTAGGTTGAAGATACTTCCTGAGCTTTTCCGGAAAGTCCTTGCTTTTATTCGCTTTGACGATTATAATTATACTGTGATTTTATAAGCAGACGCAGAACGGAACTGCAACAGGAGTGCTGCCCATGAAGTATTTATCAATCGCGCAAACCGCTGAACGCTGGGGTATCTCCACCCGCCGTATTCAGATTTTGTGCGGCGAGGGGCGTGTCCCCGGTGCGATCCGCATTGGCTCGGTCTGGGGGATTCCAGAGGACGCAGAGAAACCGGCGGACGCAAGAATCAAGAACGGCAAGTATATCAAGAAGAAAATTCATAATTCATAATGCGTAATGCATAATTGTAATCTGTCGAAAATTCTGCATTGTGAATTACGAAATATGCTTTATTTTCAGGAGGAAATCAGCCATGCCAACACTTGAATGGATTGGAAAAAGCAAGGTGATCAATCACCATCAGAAAGTGCCGTTTCGGGTGTTGGAGCGCAAGTACAGCTTTGATGAAAACGGACAGCACAGCGAAGATAACGGCAGCGAAAACATGATCATCCGGGGCGATAATCTGGAAGCCCTGAAAGCGCTGCTGCCCCGGTATGAGGGGCGCGTCAAGTGCATTTACATCGACCCGCCCTACAACACCGGCAACGAGGGCTGGGTCTATAACGATAACGTCAACGACCCCAAGATCAAGAAATGGCTGGGCGAGGTCGTCGGCAAAGAGGGCGAGGACTTGACCCGCCACGACAAGTGGCTGTGCATGATGTATCCGCGCTTGAAGCTGCTGCAAAAGCTGCTGGCGGATGATGGATGCTTAATTATAAGCATCAGCTACCATGAACTACATAATCTTGTAAATCTCTTGCGAGAGATTTTTGGGACAAAGCAGATTGTGACTGTCACAGTACAAACTTCTGGTGGGAAACCATCAGGCGGTTTTAACTATGTGCAAGAGTATCTGGTTTTTGTTGTGCCTGCGGACTTTCACGCAAACGCACTTGATTTTTGTGGCGGGAATAACAGAACGCCATTCGAGGGGCTTACACTGAGTACGTTCGACAAGACACAACGTCCAAATCAGACATATCCAATTTTTATAGACGAAAATGGTGTATTTGCTGGTGTAGGAAAATCATTACAAGAGCAAATTGATGACGGCTCATACACCGGAGAGAAAGCTGATTTTCCATATGACTACTCTATCGCTCCACAAGGGAAAGTTGCCGTTTGGCCCGTAACAGCAAAAGGCAAGCAGTGTGTCTGGCGGCAGATTTCAGGACGATTACAAGCGGATTGGGAAAAAGGCTATATAAAAATCTCAAAAAACAAAAGCGGGAGCAATCAGAACCAATACAGTGTCCAGTATTTGCCAAGCGGAGTTATCAAGAAAATCAAAGACGGCGAGTTGGAAGTTTTAGGGCATGAAGATGGTGTTCCGACGTTGTTATTTGGAGAAAATCAGACCGTAGGCGGACAGGTTCCTACGATATGGGCTGAAAAAGCATTTTTCACTGTTAACGGAACGCAAACGCTTAAAAACATTTTTCCTGAATCGCCCAAAACGTTCGACTATCCGAAATCGGTTGCACTGATTGAAAGCGTGGTTCAAGCAATCACAAAAGATGCCGATATTATCCTTGATTCCTTCGCCGGTTCCGGCACCACCGCCCATGCGGTGCTGAACATGAACAAAGCGGACGGCGGACACCGCAAGTTTATTCTTGTCGAGATGATGGACTACGCCGACAGCATCACCGCCGAGCGCGTGAAGCGCGTTATCAAGGGCTACGGTGAGGGTAAAAACGCCGTGGAGGGCACAGGCGGCAATTTCAGCTTCTATGATCTTGGCGAACCGCTGCTTATGGGCGATTGCCTGAACGAAGCGGTTGCCCCGGAGAAAATCCGCGAATACATCTGGTTCATGGAAACAAAGCAGCCCTACGCCCCGCCCAGCGGCGGAAATCCCTATTACCTCGGCAAGCACAACAGCACAGGCTATTACTTCTACTACGAGCCGCAGCGCGTGACGGTGCTGGACTATGCGTTCCTCTCCACCATTACGGAAAAAGCCGACGGAACGGTGATCTACGCCGACCGCTGCTCCATCAGTGAGGACAAGCTGGCAAAAATGGGCGTTACATTCAAGAAAATACCGAGAGATATTAGCAGACTGTAAGGGGTGTTCGCTGTATGGAACTGAAATCTTATCAGAAAAAAGTGATAGCGGACCTGACCCGCTATCTGGAACTGTTGAACGAAACGCAGAACTATATGACAGCGTTTGAGCAGTTCTGGCGGGAAAAGAGCGCACCGGCTTTAGGGCGATACCAAAACGTGATACCCGGTGTTCCAAATCTCTGCTTCAAGGTACCGACAGGCGGCGGCAAAACCTTCATTGCCTGCAACGCCGTTCGCCCTATCTTTGACGCGCTCCCCGCTACCAAGACAAAGGCGGTCGTGTGGCTTGTTCCATCGGACGCGATTCTGACACAGACGGCGAAAGCCCTGAAAGACACCTCCCATCCCTACCGCCAAAAAATCGACGTGGATTTCGGCGGGCGTGTGGAGGTCTACACCAAGCAGGAGCTTTTGAACGGTCAGAACTTCAACCCCACGGCCGTAACGGAGCAGTTGTCGGTTATGGTGCTGTCCTATGATTCCTTCCGCGGTCGCGGTAAGGAGGGCTTGAAAGCCTATCAGGAAAACAGCAATCTTGCCGCGTTTGCAAAGGTGCTGGGCAAGCCCGACAGCCCCATTGAAAAAGCGGACGAAACCGCTCTGTTCCAGATCATCAACCAGCTTAACCCGCTTGTCATCGTGGACGAGAGCCACCATGCCCGGTCGGAATTGAGCCTTGAAATGCTGGAAAACTTCAATCCCTGCTTTGTGCTGGATTTGACCGCCACACCGAAAAAGGAGAGCAATATCATCTCCTATGTGGACGCGGTGCAGCTGAAAAACGAACACATGGTCAAGCTGCCGGTGATCGTCTATAACCGGGACAGCCAAGCCGAGGTACTGACTGATGCAATCGACCTGCGGAACAAGCTGGAAGAAATCGCAAACGCGGAGTACGCCAAGACGGGTAAATATATCCGTCCTATCGCGCTGTTTCAGGCACAGCCGAAGGGCAAGGAGGACGCGACCACCTTTGAAAAACTGCGGGACAAGCTGGTGGACGCCGGGATTCCTGCCGATCAAATTGCCATTCGTACCGCCGATGTGAACGAGCTGAAAAATGTGGAGTTGATGTCCCCAAACTGCCCGATCCGATATATTATCACGGTCAATGCGCTGAAAGAGGGCTGGGACTGCCCCTTTGCCTATATTCTTGCGTCCCTTGCCAATAAGACAAGTCAGGTTGACGTGGAGCAGATTTTGGGACGGATTCTCCGTCTGCCCCATACGAGCCAGCATACGCAAAGCGCACTCAATATGTCCTATGTGCTGACTTCCTCCAACGACTTCAACAACACCGTGGCGCATATCGTCAAGGGCTTGAACAGCGCAGGTTTCAGCGATAAGGACTATCGGATCGGGGAGTCCGCAAAACCGCAGATTCCCGAACAGCCAGCAGAACAAATTACGCTGCCTGACCCGCAAGGAGTTTCCGAACTGGAAACCGCAGAGGACGATTTTTCGGGGCTGGATGGGAAATTGATCGGGGCAGAGTTGGAGCGGCGCAGAGAACAGGCGCAAACGCCTGAAACTGCCCCGAAGGCCGACACCATGCTGGACGCTGCCGCAGAGGTCGAAAAGGCATATACAGATGCAATTCAGCAGACCGGCAATGACCCGGTGATGGACAATCTTCCGTGGGAGGTGCGGGATAAAGTGAAATCATTTGGGGTAAACCCGCAGTTCCGGGAGGATATTGAAACGCTGCAAATCCCGCAGTTTTTCCTGAAAATCGAGCAATCTCTGTTTACGGACGGCTCTTTTGAACTGCTGGACAAGGAAATGCTGGCAGAGGGCTTTACCCTCAAGGGCAAAGCATACGACATTGATTTTGCCGCCGCAGACGATGAAATCCGCGAAATCGACGTGCGGGAGCAGGACGGCGGTTTGCCGAAGGTGTTCAAGATGGAGAGCGCCGAGCAGCGGTATTTCAAGGAGTGGTTCAACAATCTGCCGCAGGAAAGCCGGGTGCGCCAATGCAAGGACATGATGTTCAAGCAGCTTAACAAACTGAACATGGTGGACGCTGCCGAGCTGAAAGCCTACATAGACCGCATTGTGGACGATATGGACAAGGCGCAGCTCGCCGCCATGGAGAAAGCGCCGTTGGGCTATGCGGCGAAGATCCGTGACAAGATTGAAACGCTGCTGGAAGCCCACTATCGGGAAATTTTTGAAAAGTGGCTGGAAACGGAGCGCATTGTCTGCAAGCCCTCGTTCCGCCTGCCCCTCGCAATCCATCCCACCACCCATACTGACATATACGCCCGTTCGCTGTACACGGCGGAGGACGGCGACATGAACAAACTGGAACAAAAGCTGGTCGTAGAGCTGACCGCCCTGCCAAATGTCCGTTGGTGGCATCGGAATATTGCCAGACAGGGCTTTTCAATCAACGGCTTTATCAAGCATTACCCGGATATTCTGATTATGACCCAAAGCGGCAAGCTCATCTGCGCGGAAACCAAGGGCGACCACCTGAAAAACGATGACAGCCGGGAGAAAATCGCACTCGGTCAGGCGTGGCGTACAGCAGCAGGCAAGGATTTCCGCTATTACATGGTATTTGAGAATGAGGAAAACCTCTTGCCGGGTGCAATGAGCATGAGCCAGTTTATCGACACGGTAAAGGCGCTGTAAGGGAGGTGCGTGCTTTGAAACTGCCGTATGAGAACGAACTGTATGAGCTGCGAAAGTGGATAGACTTTACAAATGCAAACTTGCATATGCAGTTTCTCCACACGCCTCAGGAAATTCAGCGCGTTTACCAATGGATCAATGCAATTACGAGAGGAATCCAAGCAGACTATCCTTTTTATGCGACTACGCTCCCCTGTGTTGCAAATATACTTTTTCAGCAAAACGAAGTGGGTGCTATTTTCCTGAATCCTGCGGCATTTGGCGAGTTGGTGGTAATTGTTCGCCATATCAAAGCAGAACCCGTTGTTGTCCAGTTCTGGTCAGAGATACACCCGCGGATTGTGAATGTTTCCCGTGAGTTATTTGTAGATGGTCATTGTTCAGCTGCGGCAGAAAAGGCAATTAAAGAAGTGGAATCACGTCTGCGCGAAAAGTTTTCAGAGTTAAAACCTGGCGCAGCAGTTCCCTCAAAGATCGGCGATGTGATTGGCGCACTTATGAGCGAGAACGGCGCTTTCAAATTCTGTGACACAACTACTACCAGTGGCAGGGACTACCGACGTGGAATCCAATCTCTGTTTGAAGGAATCATGGCAGCCTATCGCAATCCTGCGGCTCATGCTAATCTTCAATATGAAAAACGTGAGGCTATGGAGCAAATAATGCTGGCAAGCCAGCTGATGTATGTGTTAGACAAGCCGCAATTATAAGGAGAATCTATGGATTTTAGAAAACTTCCATCTAATTCTGAAGGGTTACTGTTAAAGCTGGTCTGTTCAGAAAACCCTACGCAGGTATTGCGGAAACAATACAACGGGCTTTCTACGCAACAAGAGCAAGAACTTGACGGTATCATAAGAGAACTAAAAGAACTCGGCTATATTGATGTTAAATGGGCTGATAATGAGCCATACTTTGTCATTCTAAATAATTCTGCAAGAACATATAGTGAACGATTGGCTGAGTATAACACGCATAACCCCACCAATGCAACACAAGGGAAAAAGGAGAAAAATACAATTTTCATAAGCCACCGATCAACTGATAAAGGTATTGCGGATATGCTTGTTGACTTTTTTGCAGGAACCGGAATTTCTAAGGAAGCAGTTTTCTGCTCTTCTCTGCCGGGCAACGACATAAATGAACGCATTTCTGATGAAGTCAGATCTGCGCTGAAAAGCAGCGCAGTTAACATTGCGATTCTTTCGCATGATTATTATCAGAGTGCCTATTGCCTGAATGAAGCGGGAGTGCTTTGGTATGAGGACGTTCCTGTAATTCCAGTTGCCTTGCCGGAAATTAATTCGGGCAACATGTACGGATTCCTAAATAACGAATATAAGTTAAGGCGGTTGGATTCCGATACAGATATTTCGTACATTTATGATACTGTGAGCGAAGCGGTATCGGCTCCGCACACAAAAGCCAGTCTTATCACATACGAGAATAATAAACTTAGAACAAGGTATGCAGAATATTTGAAAGTGAGAGAATTGCCCCCGGGTGGTTCTGATATTTCTATCGCAGATACTATTGCAGAAATAACCACGGACGATGAACGAATCGTGCTATACTACATACTTCATGAAAATGTTCGAAAAGTCTCTAAATCTACTATTTCAAGTTGGTTAAACAAATGCGAAATCCGTGGCGTAAATGTCGATAACGCGTTTGATCTGCTGTCATCTTTTGATAACGGGGCTTTGAATAACGATACTCTGGAGTTTGGCATCGACACTTTCCGCAAATACTCTGCAAACGTAGCACGGGTGCTTCCACCACTTAAAAAATGCGTGGATCAGCATATTGAATTAGCCGTCAACATATTCAAAAAAATCTGGTCAGATGACACGCTTGATATTAATATACGGCTGTTTGTTGCTTATATCGTGGAAGAGAGAATGCGCACGTTTGGTGACCGTTGGATGGCAGAAGGAGAAATCGAAAATATAAGGCAGTGGGAGAGCAAAAACACACTTGATTCCACACTTTCAAATAACTATGGAAGCTGCCTTGAATTTTTTGTTCAAAATGAGCTTGTATATGCAAGCAGTTGGACAAGCTATGGAAATCCGCGAGAGTATACTTTATTCCCTTCTCTACAGGAGCTCCTTTTTAATTGTCCCCATAAGATTATGGAGGAATTACAAAAAGTCAAAGATGCCTATCATTTAGATTTTCCATTTTGAGTTTTAAGAAGCCCGGCATCGCGCCATTTGACGTGATGCCGGGCTTCCTGTTCAGTTCCATTCCTCCGCCAAGAGGAAATCGCGGATATTCCGGTGTTTGATCCCGTTTCGGCTCATGTCGAACTCATCGAGGGAAACAACGTACTTCGGGAAGTTGTCGCGGATGCTATCATACGCGCCGAACTCGCGGTTGACTGTTTCTTCCGATGCCAGAAGATAAGTGACCTGAACATACAGCTTTTCGCCGCGCTTGTCACATACAAAATCAATTTCCTTATCGCCCGTCCTGCCGACAGTCACCTCATAGCCCCGGCGCAGCAGCTCCAGATAGACGATGTTTTCCAAAATGAGGTTGATGTCCCGCATATTGCCGCCGAAGACCGCCTCGCGGATTCCGTGATCGGCAATATAATACTTCTCGTTGGAGGCAAGGATCTGTTTGCCCTGCAAGTCCTCCCGCTTCACCTGATAGAACAGGTACGCCTCGCAGCAGTATTTGATATAGTTCAGAATTGTTTCCGGGGCAACGGTGCGCTGCTCGTTTTTCAGGAACTTTGCAAGAGAGGTCGCCGAGAAGGTCGTTCCCACATTGGCGATCACATAGGCAATGATCCGTTCCAGCAGGTCAACGTCACGGATTTTATTTCGCTTCACGATGTCCTTGAGCTGGACAGAGTTGAACAGATCGTGAAGATATTGCTTGGACGGCGCATCCGCATAGCGGAGGTTTGCGAGATAGGGCATCCCTCCGGCAAGCAGGTACTTTTGGAAACACTGCTGAATGGACGCATCAGGACTGATCGAGCGGTACAGCTCCATGAACTCTCCGAATGAGAACGGATAGATCACAAACTCCACATACCGTCCGCCCAAATAGGTTGCAAGCTCACCAGACAGCAGCTTTGCATTGGAGCCGGTGATATAGATGTCGCAATCCAGCGAAACGCGGAAAGAATTGATGCACTTTTCCCAGTCCTTGACCTCCTGAATCTCATCAAAAAACAGATAGACCTTGCCGTCGATCTCCTTGGCGCGTTTGGTGATCTCATCATGCAGCGCCTGCGCGGTTTGCAGATGGGAGTAGCTCATATCCTCAAAGTTGATGGCGATAAACTGTGTTGGGCTGACGCCGGACTCCGTGAGTTCCTGCTGGATCAGCTCCAACATGACCGACTTTCCGCAGCGGCGGATACCGGTCATGACCTTGACTAGCTCCGTCCCGATAAACGGACGGATGCGGCTCATATACAGTTCGCGTTTGATCATAAAACTTCACTCTCCTTCCGTGGCCGACCACAGTATATCACACTTACGATTGAAACTCAATGGAGAAATTGCAAAACCAAAAGTTATAACTGATAAAATACTGAATTCGACAAAAGATTTCAGATAAGGCTCAACTATTTAAGCGAAGCCCTGCAAAGGGAGGGTTTCACCCTTTATTGGCACACAAGATGCCGTTACAGAAAAATGAAACAACCATCGGCATATCCGTTGGACGGTTACCCTGCTCAAGAAAGAGAGGGTACAGATTGAAATCGCTGACACGGTGGTGCTGTACGACCGCCTGCCAAAGAATCCCGAATAACGAACGACGCCCACTAGCTTATGGCGAAAACCATAGGTCGGTGGGCATCGTGTTCTTTATAGGGGCTTAATCTTCCAGCCTACCGTGGTTGCAGCTGAGGGAGAGATAGCGCTCCATCTCCCCTTCCAGCACCATCTGCACATACTCCAAGGGCTTGTTGTACAGCAGCCAGTCCAGTTCAGCCCGCTGCGCTGGGGCGTTGCCGTACTCGTCCTCCACGGCGATGCAGTCGATGGCAACGATGGTGCCATCTTCGAACCGGGCTTCCACCCGGTTGGTGTCCATATTGAAGCGGCAGGAAAGCAGTTTATTCATGGTGAACCTCACTTTCTATATCAAACGGTGTCTGTTCGGATGTCCTAAACCCTGCCATAAAACCGGTGTATGATGTAAGATTGTTGTCTGGATGAAATTGGGAATTTTTGCTCTGCCGATGCCCCAAAAATCCAGCAGGAAAGCCGTTGAGTTTGAGGTCGTCTTGCAGGGCTGATTTTGGCTCTGCACACTTTTGCACATTTTCTGCACATTGCAAGGATGGATAACAGGTGCAAAGGAGTGCAAACAATGCAAAGGAATACAATAGATTCACAACTCTAAAATCACGGTGCATCGATGAAAATGACGATTCTTCGTGAATTGTGGATATGGATGAAAGATGCCGTTTGGTTTCTACGAATCAGTAGGCCGGGGGTTCGAGTCCCTTCCATCGCACCAAACCATGAAAATCCGAACCTTTTCTCGATAGGAGAAGGGCTCGGATTTTTTGTTTTCTTCGGAAACGAGAACAATGGCTCTTCCCTTACGGCTGTGTGTCCAAAACCTTATCAGAAGAAAGACCGTATCACGAAGGTCACAACAGTAAGAGTGCCGTAAGGCAGAAGGGACGCAAGATTATGAAGTACGATGCAAGAGCCTGTCAGTTTAACATGGGCACCGGCTGTGTGGAGCTGCTGCTCCGGGATGGGCGCAAAATTTCCATCAACTGCACCGGTGTCGAGGATGCACTGGATGTTACCATGGCGCAGAGGTCTGAACTGGACTACCTCATCTACAATGACCCGCTGGCGTATGCAGAGCTAATTTTGAACGGTGAGCCAGAGGAGTATCTGAGAAATGCGGCTGGAAGTCACGGATTAGAGGACTGAACGCAAAAACAGGGTGCGCCCTGCCGGACGCACCCTGCAAAAATCCACACACGATAAGTAAGGCAGGGAGTTCCCCGACGGGAACTTCCTGTTTTTCTTTGGTTGCGATATGAGCCTGTTCCGCCTGCCATGCAGCAAATTCCCGTTGACCTTCCTCGCTGTTCCAGCAGGCAAGGATCGCCGGATAGAATGCCCGTGCCAGTCGTTCGATGGCTTCATCGGGGTAAGGGGAAATATTTGTGGACTTTTTCTTTTTGTTCAAACGCACACTCCTTTGGATTTCTGTTGACAGCATACAATGTGCCTGTTGTTATGCTGTCTGCTCATCCTCTGCGAGCGCAGATTCCAGCGAAGCAAGGTACTCCTTGTGCTTGTGGATGATTTCGAGAATGACTTCTCGCTGTGCTGTGTCTGGCATAGTTCTCAGAAGATAGTCAAACTCTGTGCGGAAACGTGTTGTAACGTGTTCCAGTGCGACATAATCATGCCGCACTTCTTCCGGGTAAGCATCGCTGTCGTAAACCGATTCGATTTTCTGAAACGGCAATACAGGTGCCTTTCCCGGTTCCCGGATGATGCCATCGGCATCCGGTTTCGGTTCAACTTTCAGTTCCGGGTGCAGGATTTCCTGCAAGGTCTGTGCGCGGGCATCATAGTTGGCTCGTGCAAGGCGGTGCATATCAGCCTTGCTGACTTTTACCTGTTTGTTCAGAATCTTCTCCCGCATACCGGGAATCAGGGATTCAGCAATTTCAACACCTTTCATGTACTTCGATGCGCGAAGTACAGTTGCCTTGCTTACACCATTTTCCTCTGCGATTCGTTCGCAGGTTTTCATGGCTTCACCGGAGTTATCAGTTTGAGAACTCCGGTGAAATCGGCCATTTTCATCATGCGATTCTTTGCGGGCTTCGCCATGAGAGGATTTTTCCGCTTCATATTGCTTCCCGATGAGGAACAGCTTCTGCTCCGGGGTGAGGTTGCGCCGCCCCAACTGATTCTTGCAGATCCATGCGAGGACTTCTTCTCTGCTTTCAAATCGGAGCGGCATGGTGGAAAAGCAAATCTCCGGGTGCTTCTGGAGAATTGCATAACGATTGTGGCCGTCAACGAGGGTGTTGTTCCAGACGATCAAAGGAGAGAGCAGCTTGCCTTCCTTGAGGATGTTTTCTTCAAGCTGCTTGTACTCATCGTCCGTCAGCGGCGGGATCTGATTCTGGAACTCCGGGTCGATTTTCAGATTGATCATACGCACAACTCCTTATCTCTCGTGATGTTGCGTCCGTTCGTCCTCCCGGAAGAACAGGGCAACATTCTGTTTTGCATCTTTCAGCTTGAGCAGTTCGATCTTGGCTTCCTTGTACTGCTCATAGAACTGGGCCTTTTCGGAAGCAAGAGCGCAGTATTCCGCTTCCAGCTTGTTCGGACTTGGCAGTTTAGTGATGTTGTTTGCCTTGAGATAGGCTGCTGCTGTCCGGTATGCTGTCAGCTCTGCACGATGCTGCTCCTCAAAGACTGCGGGTCGCTTGGCGGTCTTTAACTGCTGTGCGACGCTCTTTGTGCTGGTATAGGCTGCGACATGATAGCGCAGCTCTTTGTTGGCTTTCATGCGACCTTCGAGGTCTTTCACCACCGCCAGCGAGTCGTGATACTTGGTTTCCAGTTCGGTGATGCGCTGGTTCAGGGCGTCCTCGTCGGTCAAGCCCTTTTCCTGCAGAAGCTTCACGGTCTGTGCCATAACTTTGAGATTGTGTTTCGTGAGCCAACGCTTATAGCCGATGCCCTT